AATTTGTTTTTCCGTCATTTCTCCCGGGTCTTTGATTCCAGACGGATATGGAACAATCCAAAGATCTTTTCGGGGATTACCCTCCATTATAGCACGCATAGCCGAATGTCCAGCCTCATCATTGTCAAAAAATAAGACTAAACTATCAAAGTGCCTATTGAGGATTTCGTGATGCTCTTTTGGAATAGAGGCACCAAGAGTTGCTACTACATTTGGGAATCCTGCCTGATGCACTCTAATAGCATCTAAACTTCCCTCAGTTAAAATTACCTCGCTATATGCTTTAGCATTTTGTAGATTAAACAAAGTCGAGCGCCTAGGAAACTTATCTGAATATAGATATTTAGGGAACTGCGAAGACGATGTTCCTCTTCCAATAAACCCCACTACAGAATAGTACTCGTCTCTAGCTGGGATGACTATCCTGCCTTGACTCTTGGAATATCCCACTCCAAAATGTTTTAATACATCTAAGTCAAATCCTCTATCTATCAGGTACGATAGCTTAGACAAACATTCTTCTTCATTGTCGTAATCAATAACAATACGATCTAATGCCTCATCCCAATTCTGAGATATATCAACAACTATATCATCGTCGTTAAGCATGCTGAGCAAATCATCGCTAGAATAGCTTGGAGCATGATTCCAAGCAATCTCTTCTCCAGACAATTCTTTTGCCAATGTCACAAACGACCCCTTGCGAGCGCAAGATGGATTGAAACAATGCCATAGTCCAGTTTTCTTATTTACATAAAAAGCTGGGCTAGAGGTGTTGGAGTGAAATGGGCAATAACAGGCATACTCGTCTGGCAACTCGCTGACTACAGTCAGATACTGATTGACAAACATGTCAATAGTTTTGCTATTATTTAAACCAAAAATGGAGTTCAAAATGGAATGTTCCTCTGTCAGTCATATCCCAGTATAATTTACTTCGAGTAAACGGCGCTATTGTATCTGTAACAAATTCTTCAATATGGCTACGTTGCCTGATTATAGTTTCTTGATCTTTGGCTTCACCATCGATTATATGGTCTGCTTCTCTATCCTCATCAGGCATCAAACAATTCTTTTCGCTTGCCCGTGTCCAAGTCCCACTCAAGATAGAAAGCAAAAGGATGACCTCTTCGAACTTTGCGACTAACCACTTCAAAAAGTTGCGACTCTGCATTTCGATGAACCGCCATAACTAAGTCAGCGTCATAAGCAAGTTGCTTGCTCCATGCCACCTCAGCCAATGCCGGTGCCCTTTCTCCGTGATTCGCATCCATAGTAACAGCAGCAATGTCGATTACGGGTATATTATGGCGCACTGCTATGCGCTTAAAATCTTTAGAGAGATTTTTGGCCCTCTCAGTTTCTGTGTTACCTTTTTTAGCATCATCGAATAAACCATGATAGTCTAATATTAGCAGATCAGGCTGATATTGTTCAACTTTTGCTTCAACAACATTTTGATTAGCAGCCTCAATGCCATCTGAAGTCACAAGATGTATAGGTGGCTTGTCCTTAAAAGTTCTCTCAGCCCACTCATTATATGCCTCAGGATTTACTCCCCTACCGAACATCAGGTCAGAGTTCTTAAATGTCTCACCCTGATTGAGGATAGTGTCAAAGCGATATCCCTCTTGTTCTTTGTTCATCTCAAGAGAGATAATAAGAGGGCTATAGCCAGCCTGCCATGCGTTTGCAGCAAATAGCCTAGCTAGCCAACTCTTACCAGAACCTGTCCAGCCAAGTATGACAATAAAGTCACCTTTCTGCCAGCCCCCAAAATGCTTATCAATGACACTAAAGCCTGTAGGGATACCCATAATGTTCTTAGTAGGGTCGTCGTGACGTTCTTTGTAGTCTCCAACCCTATCCGCAAAATCTCCAGCAAGGTTTGTGTCTTTAAGCGCTCCAGTATTTTTCATCAAGCGGAGACTATTCATAGCAACAAAGTTAAGAGCAGCATTAGGACCGCTATCTCTCAATATCTGAATAGTGTCGTGCAATGTAGTTCTAACATTCTCAGATAGAGCGTGCTTCCTAGCTTCGTCTACATAAAACTGTAGGGGCGCAGTGGTTGTGTCAATAAACTCAAACTCACGAAATTGATTTTTAACAATCGCCTTAGTAGGAAGCTTGGAGTACTTGGAATAATATCCATGAATGAACTCCCAGATATCTTTATGGTCCACAAAAGACTCATCTACATTTTGCTCCACTGCTGAGATGATACTCTCCGCATCAATGAGGCTATTAAGCAAACTCATTTCATAATTCATTAGAATCACTCTCCATGCGATCTTTGGTTTGCTGAACTAGGCGACGGAACTCGTCTCTATCTTTGTTCTCTAGATTTATGGATTCGACAATAGATCCTAACTTAACCACAAAATCGTGCAGGAATACTACCGGCTGCTTTTCTGATGCAATAAATCTATCAATTGCATCCTTGCATATATCTACTCCTCCTTCACGAGCAAAGAACTTAACCATGCGCTCTGCGTTGGTATCATCCTTCTCAGTCTGGAAGTATATTTTCTTTGATCTCTCGGCTGAGTCTGCGAAGTAAGTAAGCAGAACTTCTCCAGTTAGAGTCATTGGTATCACTTATCCTTTGCCATGAGGCCATAAGTCTATCATGATGTGAGTACCCGCCAGCAACGCAGGAAATATCCGCATATTGCTCTAGGCATGGCACTCGCACTGGGCATTGGGAGCATATCGCTTTTGCTCTAGTTATGTCATGGGTTTCGTATGAAATAAAAATACGATGGCTCTCGTCAATGCAAGCAGCCTTGCCCATCCAAGATACGTTACTTAGAAGCCCCACTAGACAGTTCTCCGTCTAGTTCAGCGAGACGACGCTCAACTTCTAGTTCTACTTTCTGCCAAGCATCTGCCCACTCGGAGTCAGACATTACGTCGTCTGAGTCTACAGTCATACCTGCATCAATTCGTAGCGACTGGTAGTTACCTAAGTTGCGAGTAAGTCCTACGGTTACGTTGATTGTTCCTTTTTTACCCATTTTATTCTCCTGTCTGTGGTTGGGCCTTAGCCCCGATGAGCCACTATACACCCTCAGTTGAGCGAGCGCAAGTTGTCACCGAGACTAGGCTCCAACATTTTTAATTTTTTGGAATCTGGCATTGATGCGTTTAATTGCATCAACTTGGTTAATACTAGCATGTTGCTTCGGACGACCCGCTTTGCTTCTAGTAGCAAAGATCTCAAGTAAATCATATACATCTCTTAGGCTATATATTCTAATCGAAGATGATCCTTCAATATTCAAAGAAACTTTGCGAGCTTTCGGTATTACTCCAGTTTGCTCATATTTTCTAATAGTATCTGGTTTCTTATCAATAATGCGAGATACTTCACCAATCCTAAAAACAGGTGTTAGATAATATGCAGCAGTATCGTATTCAATAATCTGTTTATCAAACTTAGAATAGTCAAATATATGAATAATATTTTCACGTTTGACAATAGAAATTATTCTAATTAAATCATTCTTATCATTAAAGAATAATCTATTTTTAATTAGTTTAGCTTGATTTCTGTTTTCTAAGAACATTAGCAATCTCTTTAAGCAAGTGTTGATATTCTTTATATGTACAACGACCGCGTTTTCCACACATTGTACATACAAGTTCTACTTTTTTAATTTTTTGCGTACTGTTTAGCGACTCTGGCTCCCAATAGACTTCATCAAAAAAAACTCTACCGTCACATCTTTTACACCAAAAGCCACCAAACCCTTGCAACAAACTAATCCTAGCCTAATACTTTCATAGACGAAAGGCTGTCATTAGCACTTGTGTCAGCAAACCAAGTAGAATACAAAGCTTGCGATGAAGCCCATACAATAGCAAAGTTGGAAACAACATCACTCAACGAATTTAGCGTACCGCCCAGAAAGGCTCCAGCAAGAGCAATTACTAGACAAAAGGCCATAGAGAATGCCACCTTAACATTGCTTGGCCATGAGTTTCCTTTTAGGAAAGAAACTAACGGAGTAGCAATCATACCAGCAACAATTAGTAAAAACATACTTGAATTATCCATATTTCTCCTTTAATTTATATTACATACTATAATGTATTTATAGTAATTCTTAATAAAGCGCTACCAGCCCTCAGCAATGCGATCTACAGAATAGATGCCAGCTTCAAGAGTAACGCCGTGTTCCCGAGTAATTACTGCAAATGCCTGGATAGGTTCTTCATAAGCGAAGTTACCCAGAAATGCATACTCGTCTAAACCTTTAAGCGAACCATTAACAGTTACCTTGCCTGTGCGAGTATAAGAATGGAAATGGCCCACCCACATATGATCGTGTTCATCGCCCATAGAAGCATTACGCTTACGCTTTCGCGCATCGAAGATAGAAGCAGGATTTACTAGACCAGCTAGACCTCCCCCGCCTTTCATCTGATCGCCATGAGTGATCAACATTCTACGTCCATAAATTTCTACATAGGCATCAGCGCACAACGGGATATTCCAAGTAAATCTCTTATCTCCCTTAAGATGACGCTGTAGCATAAGAGCCAATAAGTGGTCCCAGGAATCTTCAGTGCGCCCTTTCATGCGGGGCTTCATCGACAGCCTTCCATGGTTTCCAACAACCGATACAACGTGCGTAGAGCCATAGGCATCAGCAATTGTTTCTAAAAACTTGGCTAGATGGTCTACCCAGAAATCTACCGTTGGTATCATTGAAGACTCTTCATTGAAGATGTCATCATCATGCAGATTCCCTGCAACCATGTCTCCGCCCAGAATGACTATTGCGCCTTCATACTCAAAACCGCCCATAAGGTTCTTGCCCATGTTGACCGCACCCTCAGCAGTCCTCTGAAGGCGCTGTAGGGCTATCTCACGGTTATAGGCGTTCAAGCCGCCTACCTCAGATGGCTTGACTATTTCATCAAGATGTAAATCGGAAAGCATGATGAGGGCTGTAGCTGCACCCTTGCGGCGCACTTTTGATTTAGACCAAGGTGCGCTCTGCACCGATAACTTACTAGCTTTAAGTAGGACATCATTAGCTGCCTTATACTTAACAGTGTCCTGCTCTGCCACCTTGTGAGCCTGTCGTGCGGTGTTCCTCTCACTTCTGGCCGTCATCAATTCTCGCTCTAATCTGATGACTCTTTTCTCTAGACTTGCATCCTCTGTATCTGTCATATATGCCCCTTTGGGCTTGGAAGTAGGAATGCCAAACTTTACTCTGGCATCTGCAATGGTTCTTCTAGCTACAACAACTCCACGGTCTTTAAAGTAGTGAACCACATCTAAATCTGTATTAATCTCAGGGAGATCATAGATATTCTTTAGTGTCTGTTCTTCCAACCATGGTTGTGTGCTCATAATATATTATTCAGTATCCTTTTTAATGAAATGCCCGGATGAGTCCCTCTGACGAGGCCCCTCTTGTTTTCTTTTTTCTCGGACTTTATTTCGCAACGCCGTTCGACGCTCTAATGATACCACCTTTCCCTCTGCGTGTAAAGCAGAATGCTCTGATCTAGTAGTAAGAAAGAGGTTTTCTAGGCGATTATCTAATTTTAATTCATTGACATGGTGTACCGACTCAGTCACTTGGAGAATTCTTCCAAAGAATTGTTCCATCACAAGCCTATGTTCATATACATATCCATGATTTTCGTTGGGGTGATCGGGCCTTAATACTCTGACATAGCCTTTGTCATCAATATATTTCCCGCCCTTAAAGTTGGGGTTATCTGAACCTTCTTGAGATTTGGCACCCCATGTTATATCTGCGCGTCTTGATATTAGCCCACCCATATTATACCTCGTAGGCTATACCTTGTTCTCCATACAGAATTTCTTCATTTAAATCTTTCTCCAAAGACCCTGTCATAGAACCAATTCCCGGCATGCCCCCCTGACCGACAAAAGAAATCATCAGCAAAGAAGACCTGTTGCTGTCATCATTGGGAGCAATGATAGTAGATATAGTTTTATAGTTATTAGTGGCATTGACGGCGCTTGGTGAAGCCGATGGGTAGTCAATGGCGGTAGATGGTACAGTTGCGCTAGTTCCCGAGGCTCCACCATATTTATACAATCTAGGAGAGCCATACCCCATGGCAACGGAAGAAGCTTGTCGTGAATTCATTACAATGCGTCCATAATTGCGCTCAGGTGAACTCAGTAAGTCTTTATTGTTATTGGCAACATAAGTATAAACATCCCATGCTACTGAATCACCTTCATTAAGCCATTTATAGCCAGTAGCCGCAACCGGAACTGCCTGACCTGATATTACAAAAGACGCTCTAGCGATGACTGCACCAATAGATGCAGTCGCTTTAGGTCTATCATGCTGCCACGCACCATCTTTTTGAATGTCGCTAAACAAACTTTCTTGATTTGTGTTTTGTATTTCAGTAAACACATTTTTATCTGTTGCGGCATTAGTATGTTTAGCGGTTATTACAAAATAAAATCCATCCAAATATGATAATGCCGACCTTCCTTGACCTGAGGTTCCTACCGCTGCGTTTGATCCATCAATATTTGTAGTATCTTGCCTAGCAGCAGCGCAAGAAAAATGTGCTTTATACCATCCAGTGTATGGAGCCCTAAAAGCATCTACGCCAAGGTATGGTATCCGAATAGGAACATTTCCAGGCATTGTCTCAAATCTTTGTTTCATTTCAGATATAGCGATTACTGTGCCAGCAGAGGTTGCGCAAAGAACATAATTATCTTTATCATTCTCAACCATCTGGTTTAAAGATGCCGAAGTCAAAGGAGATTGAGGTGACCATTTTAAAGATTTATACATTATGGTCTATCCGTCGCCGTTGTATCATAGGCATGATTTTCATACGCCTCAAAATATGGAGAAATAGAGTTATCATCAAGCGTACCAGCAGCCACTCCAGCGGGCTTCTCAACTGGACCGCAATCCTCTACAGAGAAATATCCATTAAACTGTTTAATCGCCTCAGTGTCCCTGATGCCACCGCGACCTGCATCCGCAACATACTGTTGGGGAAGACCAATTACTGGCTGGGCAGTGCTGGTTACATCCAGAGACAAAGGAGGTTGGACTCCACCAAAAGCAAACATTGGCCTAAATTGAACTTTTAGAACAGACGCTCCACTAGTTTTTGCAGCCATAACTCTAACTGCATGGCACGAACTAGGCACACAACCGTCCGCAGACGGCTCATCCCAACTATATATGTTTACATCTGGATGATTACCCGCTTCAGTATCTCTATGTAAAATGTAGGGACCCGCAACATACCCGCCCATATTATAATCAGGATCTACTAGATTAGTCCAATAGATTACATCTCTTCGGTGAGTAACATCCCTTACTCTAACTTCAATACGTCCCGTTTTGCCTAAAACATCTCCAGCACCGACCCTTACATTGGCGGCCCAGACATAATCAAAATGTATCATAAATTTATAATAACGATTGGCCTCAAAGTTTACAGAAAATTTTGTGGTATTTGGATAACTAAACTGCACATCCAGCCAATTTACAGATGTTGACTGCGAATAAGCCCCAAAGGCATTAGAATAATTAGGAAGTGCCAAATTCATATTATTAGCCATGCCTAAAGCAACTATGCCTTTAGCGTTCATCTCTAGATTATTGCGAATATCATCATCATTATCACACATTTGCTGAAGCAATTTATAGTCAGCTTTAGCAAATGTAGAAACATTAGGCTGGTGTATTTGCATTTGCATCTCCCGTCTTAGTCTCTCCGTCTATCTTTATTATAGCAGACGTAGCATCACCGCAGTCAGTAGCAATAAACTGCGCTGTTGGGATTACACCAGCAAATGGATAGTAGCCTGTTCCAGCAAATGTTGCTGGCGACAGGCTAGGGTTGCCTGTGTAGGTTTCAACAATACCTACTACCTCAGTATACTTTATAGGAGAATCTTGAGGGCTTGTGAAGTCGGAAAGATTATATCTGCCACTGCCGGAGCCTATAGTAGTTGCATCCGACGCTGAATAGTATTGTTGATCGGGCTCAGTAACTGAAGACGGTAGACCAACTATTGTATTGCGATTTTGCTCCCAGATTTCCATTTCAAGTTGCTGGGCTACCACTGACGACTGACATCTCCACATAACCTCATAAAGATGTGGACCTGAAGTGGCACCTATATCAAAGCAGTCATAATAGAAAGACCTCAATGACCTAGAACCTGGCATCGCTGTCCATAAATCTGTTCCAGACTCTGCAATAATTTGCTCCCCGTCGCGAGTAATAACAAAAGCATCAATAGCCCAGTTATCAGATGTGTTTGGGCCAACATTGGGGTTGTTGTGAGTAAAAATAGGAATATACAATTCAAAATGAATAATACGATTTGGCTCAACATTAATATTTAAAGACAGACCATTGGGATTTATTTCCCAATTGTCAATAACGCGAGTGTATTCACGAATTTTTTCTCCAGTATTTTTAACATTAGTCATGTCAGCAGCTGACACTAAAGTAGCGGCATAATTTGGATAAAAAGCTCTGTCTACGTCTCGATATCCTTTTTTACCGGTATTAGAAGCATACATAGTAAGTTCACTATACCCAATAACTCCACGAGGTCTAAGATCAATTTCATCTGCAATCGATTGATCATTTTGTATCATCGCTTGTATTTTATCAATAGACAAAGGCTCTGACGACCACGACACTGGCTTATAAGATTCCATTAAGATACTTTCCTGAGAGTCATTGTTTGATTAATTCCACCATCATAAGACATATTTATTGACATAATCCAATATTCATCGTTAGAAAGAGATAATCCATCTAAAGATTGTATCTTTATTCTATCACCCAATTGTAGTTGAGGTATCCCCATAGTAGAAATTTGTAAAACCGGACAAGGAATAGAGTATTTGGCAAGCAAGAACTGAGCTAAATCTTTAGCATACTCAGCATCTTGAATTAACGGATTGTCAATTTCTAATATTTTTTCTCCATATTTTCTAATATTGTCTTTATAGTCCGACAATACTTCAACAATGTTTTGCTTACTAGACTCACTAGATGTTCCTACGACTCCAGAAACTACGAAGTGGTTTACTAGTTTAGTGACAGGGTTGGTGCCTTCTAGAACAATATATCTATCAGATGCTCTAGCTGAATTAGATGGAAACAATCTAATATATCCTTTTTGTCCATTAAATCTCCAATTAGAGGCTACAACAGTTTTATCATAAATGACACCAGTAATGAAAGGATATTTAACAAAATAAACAGGTTGATTACTCCACTCCAAATTGTATTCACGAGCCTCTCCAACGACAGACCCAGATTTATGATAGGCGGCTGTAGATCCCCAATATCCTCGCTCAAGGTCAAATAAAGAACTGCCGCTGGATTTAGTGTATTTGATAAATTCATTATCAATTTTAACAACACCGCTCATTGGCCAAAGTGGCTCATAAAGAGAAGCATTATTCAAAGTTAACTCCAATGACAATGAGTCTGTATTATACGCTGACGTAGAACTCGCCAACAAACATATAGCCAAAGACTCATTAGCAGCAGCGGCCCAAATATTTGGTGTGGATGAGCTAGTGGTCATTTTGGGGTAGACTTTAACTTTAACTTTATTAGTGTGCAGTTCTACTGTCTGAGAAGCAGAAATAATATCTTGATTTTGATCTAACGTATACTGAACTACAGCATGTTGAGTATCTAGGGCATCATCATATGATCTTCCATGCTCGTACACAAAATTCCCAAACTCATCAAAGAAATACATTCCAATATCAGCTGTAGCAATCTTAAGCATTTCAGCCCAATAAGACTCAGATGAAGTTGCAATCATATCATAGACATTTTGTCTAATACTTTTACCTCGAACATAATGTTTCAAGAATTTATCGACTGTCAGTAGTTTATTGTAGATAGCAAAATTAGAAATATAGCCATCAAAGTCGTTGACACCAACAGCTCTATTGCCACCGATTATCATCTTAACTTGCGCTGATGTTAGAGCAGCAGTTGCTGTAGACCACGCATATTGAGCATACAAGACACCATTAAGGTAGATGCTTGCAGTGCAGGTAGTAGATGCTACTGTAAAAGTAAATCCTAAATGTGACCAAGCGTTGGCAGTCAAGGATGGGTATCCGCCAAAGGTAGTTGGGGTAACAGCCAACAAAGTCGCTCCAGAAGTTTGATGAATCTCAAATTTGACCTTAGAGTCTGAATCTAGAAATATGCGCCAGCTTCCAGCAACATCCGTAGCCCCAAAGTTTTCACGAGAAAACAGATATTGCTTAGATGTTACACTAGTTGGGTTTATCCACATCTCCATACTTAGAGGAGAAGTGGAACTTACAGTCATTGGTAAATCTGTAGTGTAATTTAAATATGCCACATGATTAAGGGCAGAAGAGAACTTCGTGGACCTTGCTGCCTCAGAGGATATTGGCCCTGCGAAATTAGGAGAAATCTGATTGGCCGCTATTTTTTCATCATATGGAGCAGCGGCTCCCATGCGATACGTTAAATAATTTTTGTCAGACGCATAATCTCTTACAGCCAATACACCACTCTTGTTCCACAAAGAACTGGTAATTGCTGTAGATGTTGCACTAGTTCCAACATTGTCTGCTGTATAGGCATACATATGATTAGTAAATTTTGTTACATTGGGGCATATATTTTGGTTACTTTTTGAATTAAATTTATAAGCAAAACCAGATTTTTTAAAATCTTCATATTCAAAAAATCTACCTTGATTTAAAGGCCAATAGTACAATAATTTTCCATCTTGAGATGAATTTATTATAGAAGAATCATATCCTGCTTTAGAGTAATGCGAATATAATTCTATTAAGGGAAGAACCCTTGCATAAATTGCTACATGAGATATAGACAAAGTAGAAGCATAAGTGTCTGCAGCGGTACTGACATTATTTGCACCTATTCTAAATGGAGCAGGTGTAGTAGATCTAAGCAAGCTGGCGTTTGCAAATTTTACACCACCAGTTACATTTTTGCCATTTACATACATTTCCAGCTTAGAACCACCAAGCGTAACGGCAATATGATTCCATGCATTTAATTGCAATGGACTATCGGTGCTGCTGGTTGCGGTTACTGCAGATAGTCCACTTGCCCCGGTATATGCTCTAAACTGCAGTAGACCGGAAGTGTTTATCGATAAATCCCATTCTTTTTCGGCAAGAGTAGCAGATGTTTTGGAAGCAATGGGAGTTAACAACCTAGAAGTAGGGTTTACCCATGCTTCAAAAGTAAATTGCCCAGTAGTACTTAGTACAGTTGGCGTAAGGCTGAAATCATATGCACTATACGCAATGTTCCCATCTTGAGTTCCCTCATATGGAGTGATCGAAGTATTAGAAGCAGTTATATAAGATGTAGTATTAGATGCTTTAAATTTTATAGCAGAGCTTGAATCTTCGCTAATTATTGGGCCAGCAACCGACGTAAAGCCTGAGCTAACAAGCAAGCCGTTGCGATCAAAGCCGGAAATATCTCTAACCAGAGGAGAACCGTAGGTTGTAGTACCGCTGTTTAACTTTAAGTCAAGAGGATAATAAGCAACAGGAGCAGCAGCAATAATCATACTCTTATAGAGATTGCTACTGTGCGCTCCAATTTTTTTATTTGCCACTGGGGAGTTCATATATTTTCTGATTTGAGACTGACTACGCGCAGTGCCCCACAGTTTGATTTCTTTCAGCGATCCAGAAAAAATGCTTGCAGTATCTAAAGTATGAGGACCATTGGCTAACGAACCTGTAACTGTGGAAGCAGAAAACCCCGCACCAATAAGCATTTGTCCAGATGGCCTAAATCCTGAAAAAGATGAAACTACAAAAGTATTATCTACAACTCCATCAATAAAATATGATATTTGAGTAGTATTGCCAACAGTTGCTGCAATAGTTGGATCAACTACAATAGCAACGTGATGCCAAATATTATCTGCAACTACAGCCGTGGAAGCTGTTCCGACACCTACTGCAGTGCCTGGAGCAAATGAAAGTATTCTTGTTTCAATCTTTCCGGCGGTATCAATATTGACACTGAATTCATTGGCATATCTTTTTGTGGCATAGTTTATTACAGTTTTTTTGGCAGCCGGAGTAGCACATTTAATCCAGAACTCTAGCGTCAACTCCGAGTTTGGAAAATCATAGAATGTTCTTGGCAGAACTTTAGTCGAAGCATACGTAGTATTTTTAATTTGAGCGCCAGTGACATTGCCTGTACCCATCAACAAGTCAGCAAATGGGTGACTATATAGATATACACTTCCATTAAAGTTAAGAGCAAATGGCTCTAGTTGAGTTTCATTGAAGCGCCAGTAGGCATCGGGAGCATCTTTAATTATTTCAGTGTTATAGTTGTTATCAATATTTAGTTTAGATGCAGGAACTCCACTCCTAAGCGCCAAGTCAGATATTGCTTCTGCTGCGGTAGCATCTGTAGATATATATCCATCTACCATCATGCTATCTTGCATTTTTCCACTGAAGTCTCTGCACTGAACAGATGCCACCATATTATCGGAACCAAGGTTCCAGTTATCCGAATAAAAAATTCCCTCTTGTATGTATTCGGGGCTAGACCCGCTAGACGTAGCGTACTTATATCCAACAGTAAATTTGACACCCGGAAATATTAGACCATAAAGATCGCTAGACGAATTCTCAAGATTAAATCTTTTGCTTGTGTTGTCTAAGGTTAGGTTGCATGTATTTGCTCCGGTTGCGCCTAGTGGTACTGAGCTATCGAAGTTTTCACGAACTTTATCTACTTCCATGCTAGAGACATAGGAAGAAATATCTTCAGTAAATCGTGGAGCAAATTCTTCAATCCTTGCACAATCATTTACATATGCTGAGGAATCTATAAATAAATGCAATGCTTTAATTTTTACAATAGAGCCAATTGAATAAATATATTTACTTTCACTGTCTACAGAAAAAGCAAGAGGGCCAACCCAGGCTCCAGACTCTAATTGATAATAAAAAGATCCTGTCCTAATTGCACCATATTTTAAAGTACTATACAAATCAACATAGTTAGCTGATATGGCATCAAAAGTTAAATAAATACTTGGTTTGTTTGGAAAATTAGCTGCAAAATCAGATTTAACTTTAGACCACCAACCATATTCATAGTCTGTGTCTACAAGAACCTCATTGCGTTCAGTGAAATGATAGTCGCCATCAGCGGTAATAGTTTCGCCATTTTCATCCAAAGCATCTAAAACTGCCCAAGGAACAGTATTCTCAGTTTTACCGTTTATAACTTGAAGTGGATTATAAATTTTATTAATAGCTTTATAGTCATTAACATTAATAACAGACTTATACAAAGTAGACCATGCTCTAAGGTCAGTCTTAGCATTAATAATAGCTACTTCAGCAATATATGTATCTCTACATCCTTCAGTGAATCCTACTCTTCCACCTATAAATGTTTTCCACGCTGGATTCATATTCATAGTTCCAACACCGGAAACCCGATCCGTTTCAGCTTGGGCGTAATTGCCATCAACCATAAGATTTAATCTATTGCTACTATCTACAGTCATTACAATATGATGCCAAGCATTAATAGAGATAGACGTATATTGAGCAATAGGGTTGCTGGCACCATCGTTGATAGAGGCAGTAATCTGAATTACACCACTAGATGCTTGTTTTCTCATTGCAAGATACCATGCATTATTGACAGCAGATCCACTGGAGCCATTGCCTTGTGCAGCAATCATCTCAACAGATTCGGCACCTGTTCCATTAAGTGCAGTAACATACACCCATGCGCTAACTGTCAAATTATTGCCAGTATAAACACTCGTTCCCGTAGATGTATTATCTGAAGTAAAATACCCGGCATCTACTTTAGATGTCTTATCTATAAAAAATAAACTACCTCCGTCTAAACGACCAATAAACGGAGATACAACCGTACCATTAGACTTAGGATTGAAATTGACGGTGGCCGAGGTTGCAAAGTCAAGAAAACCGTCCCTTCCCTTGCCCGAAAAATCTTTAATATTTTGATGCACGACATCCGTAGAGGACCTAGTCAATACTTTTAAAGACCCAGACTTCCACCTTCGTGCAACGTCAGCAAAGGAAAGACAATCTTGATATATAGCAATTTCATCTATATATCCCCTCAATGCGTTAAGGTTAGTATCAAACCCTGAGCCAACGCCATCTAATAACATAGAAGATTGATGTGCGCTCGCAATATACAGTGTACCGCTAGCAATGTCAATGAGGTTACCATTTTGCCTTGACTCGGTTGCAACAAGAACACTGTTAATATATATTTTTAATTCTTTAGAATTGTATGTTACTACAATATGCGACCATGCACCAACCGCTATAGAGTTAGGAGATTTTATAGACATGTATACATTCTGTAGGTCCTGAGCCATAGTTAGTGCATTTCCAGTATTGTTCACAATCACAAAACTGGGGTATACTGCAGAAGTAGACGCTAAAGCCGATGGTGCGGCATCGACTGAAAACATCCATTCAATTTTGTCTACAAGAATATTCTTCTCATTAAAGCGTTTTCCAACGTGATGTGCTACAACATGCTTGCCACGGTCTAGCACACCCGCATCACCCCCTGGTTTAATCCAGCACTCAAAGCTAAAGTTTGGATTATCTACAATACTCCATTTATTTTGTAAATCTGGACTGGAAGATTGCGCATATGCACTTAATGGAGCGGTAGAAGTATTGAATCCAATAGAATAGTTGGTAACAGATGCGTCATTATCTCTAACAGCTCCAGGTTGAGCCAAGGTATAATTAGCTCCATTTAGGGAAAGATTGTTGTAACCCATTTCATCGGCAATGATTGTCCCAAAAGTGTCTGAAGCGTTATTCATTCTCCAATGAGATGCAGGCTTGGGTCCAGTATTCATGTTTTGTACAAGATCAAAAGAGTCGTTAAGCCTAAAATGCAATGCAGGGTTTAGGGATTTAATATAATCGACATAATCATCTGATGTAGAGTATGCTTTAACATTAGTTAAAGACCTGCCATTAACCCATTCGGCCTCTACATAAGGCAATACATTATGGGCGCTGTCTTGGACAGCAGTGGCAAGGGTGCCGGATATATTCTGCATATTACTGTTGTTTCAATTCTAAGCTAACCTCATAAAAGATTGCACCAGACACAAAATCCCTGCGCATAATGTTTTCACTATAACTTTCTATCCAGACGTTGTAGGTTTGAGTCGTGCCTATAGGCGCACGAACAATTAGCGGAAGAACTGCCTGGGTATCAGACAAGACCTTCAAAGTATTACGAGCTTCTTTCTTATCATATGTTTGAGTAGATAGACTGGGCAGTTGAGTCCATGCAATGCTGAAAGTATACTTAACTGCCTTGAAATATTTCTTAGTAAGCCCGCTGGCAAGCTCAACAGGAATTGAGCGCTCATCTCTCGCAGACGAGAAAGTGCGGCCCTGATCGGTAAGTTCATATCCACCAAGAGTAATTAGATTAGGCAGTGCCATTAGATTCTACCGCTCCTTTGAGAATTGTCTTGGTAAGACGTTACTTTCCTATTAATTGTACCATAAGCCTGCTGATTTTTTGGTGCAACTTTGACACCATATTCTTTCATCATTGACTCAAACCAAGCGGGCTCACCAATGAAGTTATCAACATAGATATTAGTTGATACAGCCTGCGGGGTCGCTGGAGCAGAGTTGTTAGTTATATTTACTGACATACCAGAATAATCAGATGGAGCAGTGCGAGCAGGCTGAAAACTATTTACAAATTGAGACATGCCTTGAGGAAGCGGAATAACAGCTTCATCATATTGCCCCTCACCAATTTGAGCAATTATACCACCCATGCGACGCTTAACTATTCCACCCTCAGCAAAACTGTTTATACGATTATTGAGTACACGCTGCTGAAGCGGGCCAACCCTTGTATCTCTGGCAGGTATGCCGCTAAGTGGACCATCTGCCGCTCTTGCTGCAGCATTTAAGTTATCCCAAATCCACATAAAGAAATCATACAATGCCCTCTTTGCTGCTGTGAATACGTCTGCATTGACAGTAAGTCCACCGGCCAATGCATCATTTATAATCCCCTGAATTCCACTCCGTAGTCCCCCAGCGTTCTCTAGATTCCACCTAAGGATAACAGTAACAGTTTTACGAAAACTATCATAAGAATCAAGAAGATTCTTGACAGCTGTTTTAAAAGTAAGCTTGCTAGATGGAGATTCAATGCCCATGGCGATACCATCAACAAGAGGTTTACCTATCTCATCAGCAAATAACTTAGATGGAGATTTAATTTTGGCATGATCTTTAACGCCATCGCTAATGTTCTTAATGGTATCAACTCCGGCATCGCGTACTTTCTTTTGCTCTTGTGGTCCAAGGATTCCCTCTTTGATACCCCGAGTGATGTCAACGCCACTTTGATTGAACATGTCTTTCCCAAGTTTTCGCATGGTCCTCTGGAGCCCATCAAATAAATCACCAAGTCCTTCTCCAGCACTTTTTTCAATCGGTAGCCAATCCATTGGTTTTCCATTATTACTTAATGCATTCCATAGTATGTTTCCACCCCCATCCATGGCATCGCCTTTAGCCTTAAAAGCTTTTGACAAACCTTTTAATAAATGCTTTCCAATATCGAGTCCAGCCTTGAACGGAGCGTCTACGATTTTACCTGATAGGGTCATAGCATTGCCTATGACTTTAGCCCAGCCCGAAGCTGCGCCACCCAAGTCAATACCGGCCCATTTCAGCCAATTGTTAGGATTCTTCCAATTAACGCCTTTAGGCTTAACATAAGGTCCAAGTTGATCTTTCTCACTTGCAGGCCCCATTGCCCCCTTTGGCCCCTTTGGTCTTGCCTGATCCCGTGGACCTTTAGGACCAGACGGTGGACCAGCAATAGCAGCAGCAGCTGCACGCTTAGCAGCCACGCTAGGTTTTACCCAACTTATTGTGCCGTCTGCTAGGACCCAATAAGGCTGCATTTTGCCGCCCTTAGTTTTTTGACCGTCTCCATCTTGCAACTCATCGCCAGCATACCAAGTAGCAAGCGGCACCATATTCTTGTCTGACTTCCATCCAGTTGCTGTATTGAATTTAGCCTGACCTACTTTAGTCAAACCTCTTTTATTCAACATTGTTGGAACGGTACCGGGAGCTGCGGGCGTTGGCTGTAAATTACCAGACAGAGGATTAATCTCAATTGAATCAGGTAACTTGACAGCACCAGGCAATATTTCTTGACTAAGGAACTGATCTAAAGTGCCGCCAGGATTTTTGACCTGCCATGCTCGGAATCGCTCTTGCTTGGCTAAATCTGCTCCGCTAGTTGGTGGAGACATAAGAACTTGACTCCAACTATCTTTTAACGTTTTTCGTTTTTTATCTACTTTGCCAGCAAGCTTAGCAATTGCAGGCGACACTGCGGGTGCAGCAGCAGCAGTGGGCCTCTTAAGCAAGGCGAAGCCGCTGGGTAGCCCACCGGGTGCGGTTCCTGCGGCACCTATATCACCTAATTGATTATTTGCTCTAACCTGACTGACATAAAATTCGTACAATCCTTTATTCTTAGGATCATTCTTTAGCCAGTTAACCAGCTTTTTATTGCCAAGAATTCCCTGCCACGCTTGTTCCTTATAGCCGCCTTTAGCAAACCCAAGAAGCAAGTTTCTCCAACCGCCAACAGTTACTGACTTTGGAATAGCCGTAGATTCTTCCTTTGGAGTGGTACTATCGGTAGGCCCGTCCGTGGTTGGATCTGGAGTAGCGCTAGGATCTAAAGCGCTACCAGCAATGCCAGCAGCAGCACTGTCTGCCATTGATTTAACAATATTTTTAATATCAATTTGAGCTAATTGAGAAATCCAGTTATAGATACCTTTATAAGCCCATTCGCCTTGCCAGAATGAGTCATTGCTAAGCTCTATCTTCACCTCAGAAATAGCAAGCTTGAACATATCAAGACCATTGTTCCATGCGCCAGCAATACGAGGCATACCATAATTAGTTAAAGTATCATTGATTTTATCCATCATCGCTACCCACTCAGCATCATTCTTAGGAGTGTATTTAGTAATAAGATCGATTTGCTCTTTAAGAGCTTTCTCTTCTATTGCCTTAAGGTCTTCAGCAGCTTTCTTGGCATCTGCAATCTTCTGCCTCTGTAGATCCCTGCTGGCTTTAAGCAATACATTTGCACGAGATTTATCTATATCAGTTATAGTCTTACGGTTGCTTTTATCATTTTCAGCAAATGAAAGATCTAAGTTACGAGCATCGTCAATACGGCCCTCATATATAGCAAGTCCTCTATCTCTGCGATAATTCTCTTGATCAAGCGAACGCTTATTTAGAGCCTCACGACGACTTTGTGCATACTCTTGAGCAGCAATAAGTTCTGCTTCTTTCTTCTCAACGGCATCCATTGCTTTAATTTGGTCATCAAAGACTTGCAGTCGTTGTTTCCATACGTCATCAAACTCTTTAGAAATAAGATCTTTAAGTTTAGAAATAAATTCATTTAGCTTAGACTGCAGAGCAGATAGGAAGTTATCATATGCGGATTTTCCACCGCTGCCACCGCTTCCATTCGGAGGATCTAGCGCTCCCGGATCGGGCTTCACAGAAACAGCACTAGGGCGTGGTTGTGTCGTATATGGAACAAACTCATATGGAATTTTTTGCGTGCCAGTTTTCTTTAAGCCATTATTGATTGCATTACGCAAAGTACTTTCAATATTCATATTCTTTATACCACGACGAATGTTGTCGGCAGTACCATGGGCACCAAATGCATCTGCTATAGATGCGGCAACTCCTCCAAGTTTTTTAGCCATTCCATCTATCATTTTCAAGAATGGACTCATATAAGAAAGAACAAATTCAAATACATTAGCTACAGCTCTACCTAAGAAATCAAAAGCTTCGCTTAAGTCACCATGTATTATTGCAGTTATTGCTTGAATAAGATTAACTACAAATTCAATAATTGGTTTAATTAAGTTAGCAATATATTGAAATGCAGGAGCTAAGAATTTTATAAGCTGTGCAACCAGCGTTAACATTTTTGCAAAAATTATCATCAGGCCAGAAACTGCTTGACCTATGCTAGTCCAAACGCTTCCAGTTTTTTTGCCTTCTTCCGCAAAACCTGCAACCCCCTTCATGCTATTAGAAAATATTGCTATAATGTCCCCGACTGCCTTGCCAACTTCCTTGAAGGCTTTTCCAACGGCATCGAGGCCGGATTTCATTCCAGCATGAATTTCTTTCCAATGTCTTTTTAAAACAATAAATGCTAAAACCAGAGCAGCAACAATTGCTGCAATAACTAGCAGAGGACCCATCATTGTCATCAGTCCCCCGCCTTCAGCGGCAGCAGTCCCAGCAGCCGGTGCAGCAGCCCAAGCGGGTGCGGAAACTCCAGGAATAAATTTAGTAACTCCGCGAACTAGCCCCTTGCCGCCTTTTGCTACCAATCCACCTGTGCGAGCTATTAACCCAGGTCTAGCAGTAATAGGAGATAGAGCAGACTCTCCAGCTAGCTCAAGGTTTCTTGCAGCAAGCCTCGCTGCAGCAGCAGCCTCAAGATTGAGGGCTTCGGTTACTCCCAAATGAGCAGCAGCGAGTGCCTCTGCACCAGTTAGACCGCTGGCCATTGCTATCCGAAGTTCTTCTTGAGCAATTTGAGCATAGTGAGTCTCAGCGGCTAAAGCATCAAATGATTCGCCTAGTCCAAGATTAACGAGCATCTCTTCTGCCATTGCATCAACAACTAGGGCTGAAGCAGCAGCTACTCTTTCTTCAGCGAGCGCAAGCGTATGAGCAGAAGTTGTACCAAGTCCCATCATTACCGACAAATTACTTTGAGCAGTTGCAAGACCGGCTTCAGCCCCTGTTAATCCCATCGTGGAAGAACTCAAGCGAATATTATACTCGTCATTAAGTTTCTTGAGCGCAGCGTTCTGAGTCAGAGCTACATTTTCAGCATCCACAACTGCCGCTTCCAAAGCAGTAATTTGAGAAAGTTTTTGTTTTATGGCTATTGCCGCTTGATCTTGTAGAGTGTTTTCTGCTGAAATTTCCGCAGATAAAGCTTTACTGTCGTTTATTGCTGTAGTGGTTGCCAGATCAGCAGCCTCTACTTCCAATCCTGCAGCTATAACTGCATCATTTCGAGCTTTTGCTTCAGCTGTCGCATCAAGCAATAACTTTTTTTCTGCCAAAAGTTCGTTCTCTAGCCTTGTTTTCTTTGATTCCATTCCATAAAGACCGGCATTGGTAGCAGACCCTTCTTCAATTGCAGCCTTTTTCTCAGCAATTAAAACATTCTGCTGAGCAAGTTCTGTATTTAATTTATCAACAAGTTTAATTTCTAATTCAAGAACCGCATTGGGAACATCTGCCTGCTTTATGGCCTTAGCCTCAAGAGCACTAGCAAATTTGCGTCTGTTCGCGTTGATTGTCATTTGAGCAGTAAGTTCTTCTGCTCTGCCTTCGGCAATGATCTGAGTGATTCGAGACTGACTTATTTGTCTGCGAAGCTTGTCAATAACAGATTCATTATCAAGTACAGCCTGCTTAGACGCAATGACCTTCCTATCTGTAGCTAAAGCATTTTTAGTAGCAGTATCTAAGCCTGTTTTTAGTCTCCCCACAGCGGCAACTTCTGTTTTGGCAGCAGCCACTTCTAGTTCAGCAGCAGTAACTCTTCTTGCGGCATTTACCTGAAGGTCTGCCGTAGCACTATGAGTGGCTGCCGCAGCCGCATATGCCGTTTCGGCTTGGGCAACTGCACCGGCTTTAAGCTCTGCTGATAGAATATATGCAGCATCGCTTTGTTGTGCAGCAAGCGAAGCAGCCTCGGCAGCCGCTATCTGTTCTTCTTGTGAAAGGATAACTGCGTCGGCAGCAGCAATTTGTTGCCTCGTAGCAACAGCCTGCGCATCCTGAATACCAACAAGGCTTTTTAATCTTCCACCCAATGTCGTAGTACTCTTGTCAAGAAGAATGAAGCTTCCATTTACTTGAGCTACATTTGGGGGTATAGTACCCATTGCAGCCATAGCCGCCATGGTGTCTGGAGCAATCATCTCAAGGCCCGGTAAGAACTTGAATATAGCGCCAGCCAGTGAGCCAAATACGCTGAATGCCAGTCCTCCAAGATACATCAGCGGACCGATAACAGCCAAGCCCACAATCAAGCCACCAAAGAGTGTTTTCGTGCCTGCTCCCATTTTGTTGATTCCCTCAAAAACACTCAATAAAACATGACCCACTTTAAGTAAAACTGGAAAAATAGATTCACCAATAGATACTCCAACCATTTTAAATGTTTCACTAAGAATTCGCATCTGTACATCTGGTGAAACTAATTTAATGTTAATTTCTTTTGCAGACATGCTACGATATGCCGATGCAAGTTCTTTAATAGACTCACTATTGATATTTACAAATCCAGAGCTAGCAACTAAAGCTCTACCAAACCCAGAAGTAAATTGTTCACTCTGCAACAATTGTGATCTGTACTGAATAAGAGGCTTAGATAACTCTGTGAACGTAGATGTATCAATATTCAAACCAGCGGCATTTATATCCTGAACAGCAGCAGGAATTTCTTTTAGCGCTGTGCGAATTTGATGAGCACCTAAAGCAAGACTTTCAGCCATTGGTTGAAATGTTTTAATTTGCCTACGCTGAACTAACTCAGAAAATACTTGATTAGCATATGCAGTATTTTTCTTAGCATTAGGATCAGCTATCTCTTCCTTACTTAGTCCCCTATTCTGTAACTCAACATACATTTCCGACAGTCTAGTAAGTTTTTCTAATCCTCCAGCCATAGTCTGAATACCCTGCAAAGCATGCGGAGTTTTAGAAAAAGCTTCATCAAAGGTCTTAGCAGCTTTAGCTGTAGGATTTACAACACGCTGTAGAATAAAACTTAACCCAGTTGCAGCAGTTTCAATTGGAATACCTTTGTCATAAATACCCGTAAGGACAGAAGCTAACTCAGCGGCGTTCAACCCGAACATCTTCGCTGCACCAGCAGCACGAGGCATAGCCTCAGCAAGTTGATTCAAGTTAATAATAGTCTTATTTTCAATCTGGTTTAATTGATCAACAATAAAGTTAGTACCTTTAATCTGATCATTGAAATTCTTCACACCAGGAGCGCCTTCAACAAACACTTTAAGCATTGTTCTATAGAAGTCGGCACCCTGTTTTGAACCAATATCGCCCAAAGTTGAGCTAAATTGCATTGCTTTAGTCATTTTAGCCGCTTGTGAATTCTTTCCAGCGATGCTGTAACCCATAGCCACAACATCACCAAGTTGCTGAGCAGCTTGTTTCTGACTTACACCAAAAGTTTTAACAATATCAGCAATATCACCTTTGATAACACCCTCATATTTATTATAAAGATCGGCTCCACCGACCTTCTTAATACGAGTCATTTCTTTACTTACAGATAGGTACAGCTGAGTCGTTGCCCTAATGGCCATAAGCAATGGAATAGTTAGACCAGTCATCATCTGGCGACCAGTCCATTGAGTTTGCTTTCCTATGTTGGTCATGTTCTGAGCAACACCCTGAAGTGGAGCCTTCAAGGCCCCCCATTTAATGGCAGCCATATTGGCTGCACTAACAGACTGCCCAAATACTTGTTGCTGCTGCATAGCTAGTTGACGCATGGAGTTACGGTCAACCATACCAATAGCCATAGGAGTGTTAACGCCTGCCCCCATAGGCTGCCCGGGCATCATAGGTCTAACACCAGCATTTACTTGAGTACGATATGCAGCAGCCTGATTATTTAAAAATGCGGCTTGTCTGCGAACATCGGAAAAGCGTGCTTTCCCTCCAGTCCCAAAAGACTGAGTATTCATTGCACGCACTAAATTTAAATAAGCTTTAGTTTCTTGCTTGATTTGAAATTCAGTAGCACGAGAAGTAGCAAGCTGCCTGCTTTGCGAAGATGCGGCCATATTGCCAGCGGCACCAGCAGATTGCCCCATTGAGGCATACGACTGCTGAATCATCCTGTTAGTATTTGCTATTTGAGTAGCAGCCTGTGAGAATGATTTAGAAACTTGCTGAATGATTCGAACTAAGTTATTCAGCTGAGACAGCTGAACTTGCACACCAACATGAAGATTCGCCATATTAGTCTATTGTCTCATATCCCATATTAATAGGCAAGAAACCTAGGTCATTTGCGCTGTTAATATCATATCCGCTGGTATCGTGACTAGAATCAGAGTCATCAGATATGTCTGCTCCCATAGCGGCAGCGACAGTCTTCATAAGTCTGTTTTGTCTCTCGATAGCGCTTCCATACAACTCCATCAACTCTTCCATGGTTAGACAATCTTCTAAGTCCATGAAATTCTTCCAAGCGCCGCACTCAGAGAATACTTCTTTTTCGTAGGTAAGGAGGGGGAGGTCATCGAAGTGAATTCCTTCACCAGATGACGACCCCCCCTCCGTTACTCGTTTGGGTCTACGCCCATAGCGGCGTTAAGGATCTCGTTAAAGGTTCTGATGTCCAACGAATCTTCGATGGCATCATTATCTTTAGCTAGATCAGGAGCAGCTTTTTCAAGGGCGATTGAAGCAGCTTCTACCATCTTATCGATATCTTCATCTGTTAGTTCTGTCTGATTGTCAAAGTTTAAATCTCCAACAATCTTAACAAAACGACGCAGCTGACGAATCGTCAATGGTCGAACCTCTACCTCGGTATCACCGATTAAAATCTTAACTCCTGTTGCTAAGTCTTTATTACTCATAAAGACTCACCTCCTTGTTTTTGAATTTTTGTTATTGGTTATGCGTCAGCAATTGTACCATACTCTTTACCCGTAAACTGCGGGTCTGGAAGAATACGGAAAGATACTGGCAATTTAGCGTTCTCGTTACGCTTGTAGCTAATTTCAGCAGAAGCCATAGAGATTGCTCGGTTACAAGTGTATGTACGAGTCTTCGGTGTTGCTGCACTAGATCCTGGCGCAGGGCCAGTTACCTTAAGTCTACGCTCTTCGGGAAGAGCGCCATGAATACCTAAGTTTAAGCCAGTAGTGCTTGTCATACCGGGCTGAGTAGCGGTTGCAACCGCAGCATCGCCGTATCCAGTAATACCACTATAGCCCCACACAAGTGCTAGGTTATTAAACGTGTTCTCAGCTAGACTTGTCTTAACTGAAACTTTAACTTTAGATTGGATAACGCGTGCTGCGTCACCAAACTGATCTACCTCAATGTCAACCATGTCTGGCTCCCATGAGATACTTACTCCTTCTTGCGTAGCGCCAACGTCATAGAACGTAGCGCCTGCTGTGTTGTTGCTGACGGAAAGAGTTCCTTCACCAACGATAATATTTGCGAATGTTACAGCCATTTTAATAGCCTCCTTATTTATTCAAGAACAAACATTTTCTTGCCGTTCCTATCCCGCCGTTTCGATAGACGCATCGCATGTGTAAAATCGACCTCTTCGGGTCGCCTACCAATGCCTAATGACTTTTGCCACTCAAATTCATAAATGCGTTTGCCTACCTTTGCGGCAAAACCAGGTGTCTTACCAATGTACGTAATTGCAGTATACATTGCCATACCACTCCATAATAATAGATTCTTGGTTATTAAGCAATATTAATTTGCTGGAATCCAGCAAAACTCAAATAAAGAAGAAATCTCATAGTAACCCTCTGGATTTACAGGCCGCCTATCGGCAGACCTGTATAGGTTCATATATAATAGTCTACCATACGTATCCGCAATTAGCTTGCTTTGTATGTTATCTCCATGATTCAATAAAGAAATTATTCTATTTCGAATAGCAAAGCCACGGGCAATGTCGGTATCTAATATGGTAAACCATACACTGTCATGATTCATATAATACATATCTTCACTTTTAATATCGGGAGAATACTGATATATGATTATTGGAGCAGGATCTTCATCATAACCAATCATAGGGCTGATGGCTATAGAAGCTTTACCGGCTAAGGCCAGCAAGGTTGCATCGCTTTGAAGATATTGATTAATGCTATATATCATCATTATATATATTCACCCTTCACTTCAAGGCCAGTGTTGCGATGATCTTCACTGTCTGTAAGCGTGTCACTACCAGAAAACTCAGCGTTATTCTTTTTATATCTAGATAGAAATAGCCCTGCAATAGCGCCGTCCACAAATAGCGCATCTCCAAGAGCACCAAGCTCTGCCTCAGTACTTATAACGGCGTTGTAAAATATCGCCTCCATGTTTTGAGATATCCAACTACCATATGAAGGAGTTCCCGGATGAACTACGGATGAGTATACACCCTCATACCTTGGAAAAACAAGAGCCGAACCCTCAATGTTCCCGGAGAGAATATGATGAGGTGCGCTGCCCGAAAGCAAGACTTCCCCGACAGGCTGAGGATCTTCAGGATTGGCATATAATTGCAGACCAAAAATAGGAGATGACCCCAAAACCTGAGTTGGCTTAAAAAACTTGAAGTGACCAGACCCTCTAATGTCACTTACTTGAGAGCCGCGTTCTCTTCCCGTCTTACCAGCCATATGCTCTCCTGGATAACTCCAAGTGCTTTCACTATCTAAAAACTCTGTAATGTCTTGCACAGCTTTGTTGCGCGCTGCTATCATAGCTGCTCTAATATTCTTGTCAGCCATGTTTACTTGACGCGCCATATTTTTAATCTCAGCTCTATACTCAAAATTGATTGTCATTACCATATTATTGATCCATCACTTTATATCCCGAAACTTCATAGTGATGAAGTTTTCCGCTATATCCGGGAATAGACAATACTGCTGTGATTTCTACAGGACCCGCCTCAATAACTTGGCCAGTAGCGTCTGTTACATTGTATATTCTTTTAGTAAAATCTATGGCTGCGTCTGGTCCAAAAAAGAAATGAATGACTTGATCATATGCATAATTTGCATTAATTGCAATATTAACTTGTTTGCTAAATTTGGGAATATACGCACAAGAAACTGCTGAAGAAGAAATAGCCCAAGTTGCTACCTTCTGACCAGCAGCAGATACTGCGGTTGCTTTGCTGTAAATGTCTGCACGATTAATTAATCGCAGATATGGATTACTCATATCATACCCATTGTATAGAGGGTATAATCCATCAACAATACATCTACCTCAATATTTCCCGTTCCAGCCATAGCAGATGCTCCAAATGTTAAAGAATATTGGTCCATCTTCATTTGAGAAATACCATGCTTAGCATAGGCATTATCGTCATTTAGATAATCATAAATAAGAAGAGTCGCAGCATCAGTTATGTTTGTAGGCACATAATCCCAGCCCCAATTACCTCGAAATAAATAAAATTCATTTTCGCTAAAACGAGGCTGTAGATACATCTTTTCAGATGTAGCAATAGGAATTAACTGCTCTATCCTGCGCACATAGGCTTTAGACTCCACCGTAATTTCACAGTCGCCAGTAATATCAACGTCTGGCTTTTGAGTTGCTTCTATGAGCGATGTGCATCTAATCCCAAAATATATTGTTTCTCGATCTTCACCCTCAAAAGATAAAGTTTTATTCTTTATAGATTGAAAGTTTTGACCACAGACAGTATCTATTACAGAACGCACTCTACGCTCTGTACTGTCAAACTTATCGCCAGCGGCAGCCTCAAGCTCTGGATAGATATCAAAGAACTCTCCACTGCTCACATACTGCGCATATACATTAATGTATGAAGTAGAAGTATATGTTACAGATGTTTTAATATACCTCCAAACAATTTTGTGGTTGCCAAAGCTGGCCATATTGTCTGCTGAAAACTGATAGACATATTCTCCAGCTGACGACCTCGTAGCAACGACGTTATTTACTACAACGTCAGTCCAGTCATGAACTAGTGATACAAAAACTTGATAAACCCCTGAAACTATGTCGGCATCAGATGCCAGACTAAGGCTAGCGACATATGATAGGCCCTGCTTAGTATAGGACTGAACTGCCATTTTAGACCCTGAACTTCGCTTTAAGCGTTGCGCGTGATAGTTGCGGCAATGCGCTGAAGTTTCCTTTCAGTTCTACAATATATTTCATCTCCGAAACTGGGACAGTATAGTCATAATAATATACGCCAGCAGATTGTCGGGTTGCAGCCCCCGTACTCACAAGCCTTAAAGAGTCAGCATTGTAGATGGTAAATGTTACAGCATTAGAGTCTGCGTCAATCAAGGTATTAGCTTGATTTCTAAATGTCCCTTTTACTCTAATTGTATCTCCGGTATAAACTGTTGTTGTTGTTGTCATATATGTATTATACCCTTCATAACCTTTAAAGGCCAGAAAAAATTATATCTCCTGTCACTAAGGCATTAATCTCAATAGTAATATTGTAATCGTCTAACTGCGTTATTTCAGGGCTGGTAATAGACTTAATTTCCATAGTTATATTAATATCATCAATAGTATCTATGTCAACTGTGTCTGAGTCCTCAATGCTCATTGTAACCGGCACTCTGCTTAATATTTCTATAATACCCTGTACCGGTTCCGGTTGACTATAAAAGAGCTTAATAAGGGCACCCAGGGCCGTTACAGCGCCTTGTAGGCGCTTAGTCGATGCCTTGCGAATAGCCCCATTTAGAGACTCAATACCCGCCAAACGAGCAGAGGCTTTTTTGCGAATCAAGCCAGATGAAGATACTGACGCTATGAAGTTTCGAACTATTGATTTTCTTGCAACCACAGAACCGCCCGATGTGAGGAAAGCAATAAATCTTCTCCTCGGAGTCTTGCGAAGAAGCGCCGAGGAAGATATTACGCCAGCAACGCTTCTTCCAAATCGCTTGAATGTCGTACCAGATGAATTAACGGTTCCAGCAATTAACCTATGCGCAGTAACCCGGGAGGAAACCAATCCACTAGAAGATATATGAGATATGAACACGGCGACAAATCTACTAAGTAAGTGAAGACTAGATCCTGGGGATATGCTCCCAGCAAAAACCCTACGAGGGGCTTTCTTAAGAGCAGCAGATGACGTAATAGAGGCAGCGATATTTTTAGATGACTTTTTGCGAATTGCCGCTGAAGGGGATATGGAAGATATGAGCCTGCGGGACATTCTTGCAATTTCGCTCCCCGAAGAAGATACGGCAGATTGAAATTGTTTTGAAATTTTTCTAACCAGATTAGACGATGAAGAAATAGCGCCTAATATGTTTTTCTTTATATATTTACGAACAATCCCAGACGCAGATATGCTACCAGCAAGATTACGCCTAAACGATATTTTTTTATTTAATATAGCACTTGAAGTTATATATGCATATATTTTTGTACGCATATATTTATTAACAACTGCATTAGATGTTATATATGCTGCAATTATTTTTTTAATAGTTTTAACATTAATATAAGATCCTGCAGAGGATATAGACCCAGATAGTGAAACTGTAATTATAGAAACATGCGGATTAGAGTTTAATCTAAATACAGTTTTTGTGCTTCTACGTGACCTAGCCATTACCAGTTAGCCGATCTGCTAATTCCCTGCATTGCTGGTTTTAAATTAGAAACAGATATATCATTTATTGACATACCTTTTATATCATTAAATGCAATAGGGATAGAGGTAGGATAGTTACGCAAAGAGTCCATTATAAAACCGCTAGAGTCACCATATTTAGTCAATGGAGTTGAAGTATATGAAAACTGGTCAGCTGGAGCTCCAGTATTAGATGCAGGAATATCAACTATAAACTTGACAGTAAATAGACCACTATCTGCTGGAGAGGTTATAACTTTAGCGTTCCAAAAATCTTCGTAGTTTCTATCCAACTGAGAGGTAGCACCAACAGTAGCAATAGTGGTAGACACGCCAGCCTCAACTTTGACAAGAGAGCCTCCAGGAGTAGAAACATTCGGGGTACCACTGGTCTTGCCATTGTAGTGAGAACCAAAAACCAGATAATAATAATTTAATAACTTACCGTTTCCGTCTTTGGAGCCAAAAAAATAAAAATATGTTGAGCCAGATGTATCTGTAGTCGTAGTAGCTTTGTATGGAGGAACAAGTAGATATTGAGAAGTTCCAATCGGAGATACATCAACTCCATTAGACTGTATAGGAATATTGACTTTCTGAGTTGCTACTGATTCTAGATGACATACGGCATACAAACCACCAGAAGCATTACCTGCTGTTACAGTAAATCCAACACTGCTGGCTCCCGAGGTAGCGTCCCCAACAGCAAACCCCGGAGTTGTAGAGTTATACCAATGAGATGTAACTGCGTTTGTAATAGTAGGTGATGCAAACGCAGAAAATCTATACAAAAAACCAATATTGATGCCACCAATAGATGAGTCTACAGCAGCGCTAAAGGGTAAGGTATAAGCCAACACAGAACCTGTACTGGCAGCAGCCGCTCCGCTTGTGGTGGCAGAGATAGACGTAAAATTAGTTCCATCTATGGAATAACATAAAGCAGATATTACGGTTTGGCTAGCGGCAGTAGTTATTACAATACTTGCAGTACTTGGAGAGCTAGATACTGCAGCATATAAAGAAACCCTACGAGTTCCTACAATTGCAGTAGTAACATTTGACCAAGTCATTCCAGCCCCAGTTACGCTAGTAGGTAAAGCAGCATTGCCTGCGCTTGAAGCTAGTTGCGTAATAAATAAAAGAGTTGTTCTATATGCTGTAGGCGCAACTGACACTGGCACAGTAAACGTAGAGACGTTTTGAGCAATAGTTGGCATAGTAGTTAAAACATTTGTAGCCCTATATGCCGGTGTTGATTGTTTTAGATAAACAAGACCTGCCATAGAAGATTTAACTATATCTGTATCAACAACTAGAGGTGAAGCAGTCTCAGTTAATTTATTTATAGACCCAAAAGTATAGACAGATGCAGCAGGAACTCCAGTAGCACTTGGCCATGAGTCAGCAGTAGCGGCAGTAGCAATATTAAAGTCTTTATCTAGAGAAGTTTTATTGGACAAGGGTGCAATCCAATGCTGTATTTATATTAAATACTTCAAAAGCTTTTAATGCTTTGATTAAATCTGACTCGTGACTAGCCAGCTCTAGTTGATGAAAGAAAGTCTCAAAGTTGCTCATATTAAAGAATTTTCCATCAATCAACATATCTGGGAGTTCAGCGTTACCTCCATTCATAATATCGTTCATCCATGAAATAATAGATAGATGAATAGTATCAACAAAATATAAAGAATTAATATAATCTTGAATATTATTTTCATCAAAAGTATCATCAACGCCATGAAGAAAATCTATATAGAATGTTTTAGTTTGAGCAAGATGTTCTAATAACGCATTGTAACTACGTTCCCATGAAAGATTTATAAAAGGCCAGTTATTGTACGATAACAATATGGTATAAGCATATATGTCATTCATTTCAAAACTGCAAATTGCAACATGTTTATTGTAACTAACAAGAGTAAATTGCTTAAATTGATTTAAATCAATAGGAGAATAATTAGGCGCACCTGCAAAATTATTGCAAGCAAAATTACTTGCAAGATACAACGCCATTGCATCCAGATTCTGATTATAGAGCATATCTGCTCTAAATGGGTCTTCAGTAGTACCTGAGCCTAAATATCTTACACAAAAATAGTATAAAGACATGACTACTCCTGCCAGACAATACCAACAGAAGCATTGACCGAAGCTGCAGCGGTTACACGCAAGCGCAAGAAAGCACTCACAGGAATTTGAATTTCACGATCAAGTGGATACTGAACTAAGATGCCAGACTGAGGGTGAACATAGTGAGACTCTAG